GTTGTTTTGTGAGTGGCGATGCATCCGTCAATTCAAATATCTACGTACAAGGCAAATCGGTTCAAGATGGCGATGTCTCTATGAATTCCCGATTTTTTGTGAGTGGCGATGCCTCCATGAATTCGGATGTCTATATTGGTGGAAGATCTCTCCAATATGGTGATGTTTCCATGAATTCGCGTCTTTTCACTGCTGGTGATGCATCCATCAATTCAAATATCTATATCGGCGGCAAATCCGTACAATATGGTGACGTTTCAATGAACGCACGCCTTTTCGCTGCTGGTGATGCATCCATGAATTCCAATATCTATATTGGCGGCGGGTCCGTCCAATGCGGCGACGTTTCCATGAACGCTCGTCTTTTCACTACGGGAGATGCATCTATCAATTCAAATATCTATATCGGCGGCATATCCATTCAATATGGTGACGTATCGATGAATTCGAGGATTTTTGTGAGTGGCGATGCATCTATCAATTCAAATATCTATATAGCCGGTAGATCTATACAATATGGCGACGTTTCCATGAATTCTCGTTTGTATGTGAGCGGCGACGTTTCTTTGAATTCAAATCTATTTGTGGCAGGTGACTCATTAATGATAGGCGATGTATCCATGAATAATAGATTGTTTTTGGCAACGGGTTATTTATATGTCGGAGGAAGTTTATATACAGGCAATACATTTACAGTAGACGTATCTGTAAACAATAGGTTATTTGTATTTGGAGACACATCTTTTAATTCGGACATCTATGTTAATGGAAAAACAATCCAATACGGCGATGTCTCCATGAATTCGCGTGTATTCATTTCTCAGGATGCATCCCTCAATGCAAACGTCTTTGTGTCTGGTAAATCTATCCAATATGGCGATGTTTCCATGAACGCGCGTCTATTTACAAGCAGCGATGCATCCATCAATTCGAACCTCTATATTGGTGGTGGATCCGTGCAATATGGCGACGTCTCTATGAACACACGACTTTTCATAAGCGGCGATGCATCGACCAATTCCAATATCTATATTGGCGGCAAATCCATCCAATATGGTGATGTTTCTATGAATTCCCGTATTTTTGTCGCAGGAGATGTTTCCATGAATTCGAATATATTTATTGCAGGAAGACATATCCAAAACGGAGATATTTCCATGAATTCCCGAGTATTCGCAGGTGGAGATGTATCCATGAACGCAAACATCTTTGTCTACGGAAAAACAATTCAATACGGCGACGTGTCTATGAATTCGCGACTTTTTATAGCAGCCGATGCATCTTTGAATGCGAACCTATTTGTGCAAGGAAAATCGATACAATATGGAGATGTATCTATGAATGCACGACTTTTTGTATCTGGTGACGCATCTATAAATGGAAACCTATGTGTTTCGAATGATATAAGAATACGTGGAAGATTATATGTAGACCAATATACAACAAATTCAATTGTATATACTAGCAGCACATCCTATAATCAGTTAATAATCGTAGAGGATGTGTCTATCAATGGCGATATTTTTGTAGCGAACGATATGCTTTTGGAGGGACGACTTTTTATATCAGACGATGTGTCGATGAATTCGAATTTATACGTCGGTGGAAAAACCATTTATTATGGGGATGTATCGATGAATACGCGGCTATTTATATCACAGGATGCGTCAATAAATGCAAATCTATTTGTAAGAGGTAGATCCGTTCAATATGGCGACGTTTCTATGAATTCGAGAATATTTGTAGCGGGCGATACATCCATGAACGCAAATGTATTTGTCTACGGAAAATCAATTCAATATGGCGATGTTTCCATGAATGCGCGTCTATTCATAAGTGGTGATGCATCGATCAATTCGAACCTCTATATTGGTGGAAGGTCCATACAATATGGGGATGTCTCTATGAATGCCCGTCTATTTACAAGTAGCGATGCATCCATAAACGCCAACTTGTTTGTGCAAGGGAAAACCATACTAAGTGACGATGTATCTATGAATGCGCGCATTTTCACAACAAGAGACGCATCCTTCAATTCAAATATCTATATTGGAGGAACGACGATTCAATATGGTGACGTTTCGATGAACACGCGACTCTTTATATCTCAGGATGCATCCATAAATGCAAACTTATTTGTGAAAGGAATATCCGTCCAATATGGTGACGTGTCTATGAATTCGCGAATATTCGTAGCAAGTGATGCTTCTTTGAACGCCAACTTGTTTGTATATGGGAAAACCATAGTATACGGAGATGTTTCTATGAATGCACGGACTTTCATAAGTGGCGACGCATCTTTTAATGCAAATTTATACGTACAAGGAACTTCAATTTATATTGGAGACGTATCTATGAATAATCGACTTTTCTTGCCCAGCGGATTTTTATACGTAGGAGGAAGTTTATATACTGGGAATACATTCACGGTAGATGTATCTATGAATAACCGACTTTTCGCAAGTGGCGACGCATCGATAAATGCCAATCTCTTTGTTAACAACCGTACTATTTTATATGGTGACGCATCCTTAAATACAAGGCTTTTCATAAGTGGCGATGCATCATTCAATGCAAATACATTCATATTTGGTAGAACCATTCAATATAGTGATGTTTCTATGAATAGCCGGATATTTGTGAGCGGAGATGCGTCCATGAATTCGAAGTTATTTGTAAACGGACAAACAATATTATATGGCGATTCATCGATGAATTCACGATTATTTGTATCGAAAGATGTATCTTTGAATTCCAATTTGAATGTATCCGGAATGTCTTATTTACAAAATGATGTCACAATAAGTAGCCGTTTATTCTTACAGACAGGAAATTTATATGTTGGGGGGTCCGTGTTCACTGGAACCACAGTGAGTAGTAATACAGCCAATACATATACAGCCGACGTGTCTATGAATATTCGTTTATTCGTGGCTGGCGATGCATCTATAAATTCGAATGCCTATATCGGTGGTAGATCCGTTCTTTATGGAGATGCATCCATGAATTCACGACTCTTCATATCTGGCGATGCATCGATGAATGCAAATCTATATGTGGCAGGAAGATCAATTTATATTGGCGATGTATCCATGAACAACCGGTTGTTTTTGCCCACAGGATATCTCTATGTGGGTGGAACCTTATTTACGGGCGGTAGTAATACTTTTACAGCCGACGTGTCTATGAATATTCGTTTATTCGTGGCTGGCGATGCATCTATAAACTCGAACGCCTATATAGGCGGAAGATCTGTTCTTTATGGAGATGTATCCATGAACACACGTTTATTTATAGCAGGCGATATTTCAATAAACAGCAATCTAAACTTGGGCGGAAATATAAATACAGGCCCCACAGGAGCACATTACATTAATGGCACATTAACGACGAATACGTTAGTGAGTGGCAAAGATCTATCTTCGAATGCTCGCCTTTTTGTGAGCGGCGATGCATCAATAAATTCGAATCTGTTTATTGCTGGTAGAACAATTCAATATGGCGACGCATCCATGAATTCGCGACTCTTCGTATATGGTGATTCTTCTTTTAATGCAAATCTATACGTAAAAGGCCGTTCGGTTCAATATGGCGATGCATCCATGAACACACGTCTTTTTGTGAGCGCAGATGCATCTATAAATTCAAATCTATATGTGGGTGGCAGATCGATTCAATATGGAGACGTTTCTATGAATTCGCGGCTTTTTGTGAACAATGACATTTCTTTAAATTCCAATGTATACGTTGGTAATAATATGAATATAAATGGGAACCTTTTAGTAGCGGGGCAAACGGGTCCACTAAATTTATTAGATGGATCGGTTTTATCGAGTAATCCTCAATCCTATGATTATAATACGTTTGGCAATGTATGGACATCTGTTACGCAAGATCTATATGATTCTAACGTAAATTCTTGGTCAGGAATTAGTATGTCTGCAAACGGTCAATATCAAACGGCTTGCCAAAATGGGGCTGATATTTATGTATCAAATAATTATGGTTATACATGGACAGATAGTGGGTGGGGGTCTGGTCTCGCAGTTTGGGCAGTGAGTATGTCCGCAAATGGCCAATATCAAACATCAGTCGTAAAAAATGGTAATATTTATACGTCAAATAACTACGGATCATCATGGACAGCAACTGGTCCATCCAATCAATCTTGGTACGGCATAAGTATTTCGGCGAATGGGCAATATCAAACTGCAGTTCCAAATGGATATTATATTTATACGTCGAGTAACTATGGCACATCATGGATACAAAGAAATGTATCTCAGGCATATGGTGCCGTGAGTATTTCGGCAACAGGGCAATATCAGGTTGCAGTTGTAAATGGAGGAAATCTTTATGTATCAAGTAATTACGGAACTGTATGGTCAACGGTGACAAAAAACCAGACCTGGGCTGGTGTCAGTATATCTTCAAATGGACAATATATCACATCTGTTGCGAATGATGGAAACGTTTATGTATCTACGAATTATGGATCAGCCTGGTCAACAACATCATCAAATTCCGCGAATAACTGGGTAGGAATTAGCATGACATCGAATGGTCAATATCAAACTGCGATCACAAACACAAGCACTGTATATACATCGACATCGTATGGATTGAATTGGTTAACGAAAACGCTAACGATTATTAATGGCGGTCAACCTATTGGCATTTCCTCATCTGCAAATGGGCAATTTCAAACTATCGCGGTGAATAACGATGATATTTATGTATCGGCCACGGCAACGCCACAATTAAATGTATCCAACACATCTATTTTAAATAGTGATGTATCTATGAATAATCGCCTTTTTTCGTATGGAGATGTCAGTTTTAATAGCGATTTATTTGTGGGTTCATTATCCATTCTATACGGAGACGTTTCTATGAATTCGCGACTTTTTACTTATGGAGACGTGTCTTTCAATAGTAAATTATATGTGAAAGGTCGCACCATAAACTATGGCGATGTATCTATGAACACCAGGTTATTTGTGAATGGCGATGCGAGTCTCAATAGTAATTTATATGTAAAAGGGAGAACCATAAATTATGGTGATGTATCTATGAATTCGCGACTCTTCACAACTGGTGATGTATCCTTTAATTCGAACATATATGTATCAGGAAGATCCATTCAGTATGGCGATGTTTCCATGAACGCACGTCTGTTTATTAGCGGCGATGCATCATTGAATTCAAATTTATATGTCGCGAATAATATTTCCATTGCTGGAAATGCAATCGTATCTGGAATAGTGAACCCGATCAATTTAGTAGACAATTCGGTACTAACGAGTACGAACATCCCCTTAGATTATTCGAATGCGTTTGGTAACACGTGGTCCAATGTATATATTGATACAGGATCTATATATAAAATTGGAGTATCTGCGACTGGTCAGTATCAAATCAGTGTTGGAACACAAATACGTGTATCCAATAATTTCGGAATCACATGGTCAAACATTGCTTCACCTGCATCGCCTTATTTGTTTGGATGTGCTATATCAGGAACCGGACAATATCAAGTTGCTCTTGATCAAGTGGATGGTGCATTATATGGAAATCTTTATATATCATCGAATTATGGAGTATCTTTTGTAACGAGCACTGCATATACCGGATTATCTTGGAGAGCAGTTTCGTTATCAGCGACTGGTCAATATATGACAGCTATTGTGCCAAGCGATTATCTATATACATCGAGTAATTATGGAAAAAATTGGATAAAACAAACTGGCGGACCAACCAATACGAACGATTGGAAGGATGTGGCTATATCTTCTACAGGTCAATATCAATTAGCGGTTTCAAGTGGCGGAAATATTTGCATATCCACGAGTTACGGATATACTTGGACAACGAATAGTACATATAGTCTTAAAGTTTGGTGTTCGGCTTGCATTTCTTCAACCGGACAATATCAGTCCTTAGTATGTACTGCAACGGATTATGTATACTCATCCAGTAATTATGGCATCACTTGGTCGTCAAAGGGCGCGTCACAACAAAAGTATAGTAGTATAACCATGTCGTCTACTGGTCAATATCAAATTGCACTTTCATCTAGCGCAGGGGCCGTATTCTCATCAGGAGATTATGCAAATTTGTGGTCTCAATATACCACGCCCTCTTATTTTAGATCGGTTTCTATGTCTTCTACTTGTCAATATATTAGCGCAGGAGATACATCAGGGAACGTATTTTTATCGGGAACGGCACAACCTAAACTATACGTATCAAACACATCGATTTTCGCAGGTGATGTCTCCATGAATAATCGTTTATTTGTGTCGGCCGATGCTTCCTTTAATGCGAGTGTGTTTGTTTCAGGCAAAACAATTCATATTGGTGATGTGTCTATGAATAATCGCCTTTTCCTTCCCACGGGATTCCTCTATGTTGGCGGAAGTTTATACACAGGAAACACGTATACAGTGGACGTATCTATGAATCAGCGCTTATTTGTTGCTGGCGATGCATCATTTAATGGAAAAATTAATTTAAGAAATGGCACAGTAACTGAAAACGCAAATTCGCGTGTATCCTACTTAAGTGTTATAAATAATACGTCAACTAATCCCACATCTTATATTTCGGGTAACAACTCTGCACAGCCAGTGATGATATTAGATACGACGAACACGCTAAGTACTACTGCATGCACCTATATCCAATTTTCAGGAACGAATTCTCTTCTAGGAAAGATCACCGGAAATTCAACGACTATCTCATATACCACAAACTCAGATTATCGATTAAAGGAGAATATACAAGATGTGACATTGGATTTTACAGACACAACGATGATGAAACTAAGACCTGTGACATATGCTTTTAAGAACGAACCCACGGTTATGAACGTTGGGTTTATTGCAGATGAATTACAAGAAGTAATTCCTTCGGCGGCGACAGGTTATAAAGATGAAGTAGATTCAAATGGAAACCCTGTATATCAGAGTATTGACACTGGATATATCATTCCTTTCTTAGTGAAATCCGTGCAGAATTTAATCACATTTTCGAAGACGTTTAAAAATTTCAAGGGAACCAATGCCGATGGATCAAATTTGGTATATCTTTCGCTGAATATTGATTTCAGAACCTATGGTTTTTTGAATCTATTTAAACCTATAAACTTGATGTTTAATCCGAAAGATGTTACAACAGCAAATCAACTTGGTGCATTGGTAAAAGGTGGTTATAATTCATTTACCTCTATGACGCCGATAAATGCAATAAATGCTTATTCAATTGACTTGACGACAGGAATATGGTTAGTTGAATCTACTGTGAGTTATTATGCGAATAATACATTTATAAATATGGAAACTCTTTCTTTATCAACGGTTAGCGAAAAAATCAATACGGACATACAAATATCTACGCCGATAACAATGATGACGGGAAATATTCGTTGCCAGCGTATTACAGGAACATTTAGAATCACCACCGCAGTTTCAACAGTATATACCGTTTTCCAAGCGAATGCAAATGGAGGGTCTATATCGAATGTCACATCTTATTTAAGTGGGTCTTGTTCAGCAACGAGAATAGGATAAAAATATAATAGACATATATTATATACAATTTTATAATATATGGAAGAAAGACCCGATATTGAACAAGTAAAAAGTTTAGAGAACATGATAAAAAAAGAGAGGAACACCACGATAAAGATCAAAAAGGAAACCAAGCAGGCAGAACCTAAGAAGGCAAAAACCGTAAAACTTAGAATCTCAGATAAACCACCTATCGTCCTACAAGGCCCTACAAAACTCGAACCCGTTGAAGAATTGCCCGGTCCAAAACGCCTCAACGAAACCTTTATTGAGGTTCTCGAAAAGTTGGTAAAACTGATGCAAAAGAATAGAGATTTTGTGCATGTATTGGCATATCGACGTGCTTTAGAAACGATCCGGGCTATTCCTACAGATATTACGGATATAGAACAAATCAAGGGGAAAAAATATATTGGCCCTATCATTATCGAAAAATTCAAAGAGTATATGGAAACTGGGACACTACCGCTATTCGAAAGAGAAAAGGAAAAGCCCGGATACGAAATGAACGCGGTGTATGAAGCATTCACACAAATCTATGGTGTGGGTCCTAAAAAAGCACAGGATCTTGTCGATGCGGGTGTAAAATCCATTGCCGACCTCCGTCAGCGCCAGGATGAATTATTAAATGAAACACAGAAGGCGGGGTTGAAATATTATGAAGATATCTTAGAGCGAATCCCACGTGAAGAAATCGATGAATATAATACGATCTTTAAGAGAGTTTTCGATAAGGTAAAAACGGCGGATGCTACCTATGAAATTGTGGGTAGTTATCGTCGCAGATTATCTAGTTCCGGCGATATTGATATGATTATTACAGCGTCTGACAAAACCATGTTTAAGAAATTTACGGATGCGCTTCTTCAAGAGAATATTATATTGGAAACCCTTTCGTGTGGTGGAACAAAATGTTTAGTGATCACACGTTTACCTGGTTCTAAATTCGCGAGACGCGTGGATTTTATGTATACGAACCCCAAAGAGTATCCCTTTGCCGTGTTATATTTTACGGGAAGTAAGGAATTTAATACGGTCATGCGCGGACATGCATTAAAATTAGGGGTTTCATTAAACGAACATGGACTTTCAAAGAAGGTGCCTGGTCAAAAGAAGGAAGAAATGATTAGCAATGTCTTCTCTAACGAACAGGATATCTTTGATTTTTTGAAGTTGGAGTATAAAGATCCCAAGGACCGTATTAATGGCCAAGCCGTAAAGACGGTTGAGGGATTCTTAGCACCGGATCTTAAAGAAAAGGAGCCAAAAGAACCGAAAACGAAGGAACCGAAACCTGTGAAAGAACCTAAGCCAGCGAAAGAACCTAAGCCAGCGAAAGAACCTAAGCCAGCGAAAGAACCTAAGCCAGCGAAAGAACCCAAAACAAAGAAGGTAAAGGAGCCCAAGGAACCGAAGGCACCCAAAACAAAAAAGGTAAAGGCGAAGCCCGACCCCATAAAAATTGAAGACGTTCCACCGGAACAACCGCCGCCAAAACTAGACAACGTCGTAAATATAGAGAACAGTGACGAATTACCCATCGTTCCGATATTAGCACAACCAGTGCTAGAAAAAACTGGAAAAAAAGTGAAATTGCGTATCACTAAGAAAAATCATATAGAAAAATCTGGCGATACTAAAGCATCAATGGGAAAAGGGTCCAACCATATCACCGATTTTAAAGAGAAGGGAATCAGTGTTTTAGAACACCTATCCGAAAAGGAATTGGCCGACATGCTCACTACAGCCAACACGGCTTATTATAACACAAAGCAATCCTTAATGACCGATAACGAATTCGACATTATCAAGGAATATATGGAAAGGAAATATCCCAAGAACGCGGTGCTAGAACAGATTGGAGCACCCATCACAAAAAATAAGGTGACACTTCCTTATAATATGCCTTCGATGGATAAAATCAAACCAGATACAGGCGCACTAACAAGTTGGAGCAAGAAGTATACTGGACCCTATGTGCTATCCTGTAAATTGGATGGTGTGAGTGGTATGTATATCACAGAACCCGATAAGCCCGCCAAATTATATACCCGTGGTGATGGCAAAGTAGGACAGGATATTAGCCATTTGATCAAGATCTTGAATTTGCCATCAGAACCCGGATATGCGGTGCGTGGAGAGTTTATTATCCCCAAGGCTGTATTCGACGAAAAATATAAGGATACATTCGCAAATCCTCGTAACCTTGTATCTGGTATCGTCAATAGTAAGACCATCGATGAAAAGGCAAAAGATTTTCATTTTGTGGCCTATGAGGTCATTCAGCCTTTGATGAAACCGAGTGAGCAAATGCAAAAGTTGGCCGAATTGGGTCATGAAGTCGTGATGAATCAATCCGAAGACACACTCACGAATGAATTACTATCCGAGTTATTGACAGATCGTCGCCAAAATTATGAATATGAGATCGATGGTATTATTGTTACTGATGATCATATGCACTCTCGTAAAGATGGAAATCCCGATTATGCGTTTGCATTTAAGATGGTGATGAGTGACCAAATGGCAGAGGCCAAAGTAATCGATGTGATTTGGGAGGCGAGTAAATCGGGTTATTTGAAACCTCGGGTGCGTATTGAGCCGATCCGGGTTGGGGGCGTAACCATCGAATACGCTAGTGGATTTAATGGTAAATTCATCGAAGAAAATAGTATTGGCATTGGCGCATTGATTCAAATTATTCGAAGTGGAGATGTGATTCCACATATTAAAGCGGTCACGACGCCCGCCGAAAAACCGAAAATGCCCGATGTCCCTTATCATTGGACCGATACGCATGTGGATATTGTTTTGGATAATGTGGGCGAAGATATTACCGTGCGTGAAAAGAATATCACTGCATTCTTTACTACTTTGGAAGTAGATGGTCTATCGGGTGGAAATGTAAAACGTATCATGAAGGCAGGATATGATACCGTCCCTAAGATTTTGGCGATGAGCAAAGAGGATTTTGAAACGGTAGAGGGATTTAAACAGAAAATGGCGGATAAGATCTTTGCGGGAATTCGCGAAAAGATAGAAAAGGCCACACTGTTGGATATTATGGTGGCATCGAATGTATTAGGCCGCGGATTAGGTGAGCGAAAGATCCGGCCTATTTTAGAGGCATTCCCTAATATTCTAAGAACTACCGAAACGGATGAAGAAAAAATAAAGATGTTACGTGGCATTCCTGGCATAGGTCCTGAAAACGCCAAGAGTTTTGTGGCGAATATCCCTGCTTTCATGACATTCTTAAAGGAGTGTGGATTGGAACATAAGATGTCTGCGGGCGCACCCATTGTACCATTAGAAAACAAGATCGAAATTGCCGATAAATCGCATCCACTTTTTGGAAAACGTATTATTATGACCAAAGTGCGTGATGCCACGATTATCGAAGGATTGAAACGCGTGGGTGGAGTATTAGAAGACCGAATTGGAAAGGATACTTTTGCTTTGATTGCAAAATCGAAGAGCGATGTATCAAATAAGACGAAATATGCAAACGAACATGGAATTCCCATTTATGAGCCGAGCGAATTCATAGCGAAGTATTTATCATAAGGATTCAATTTAGAGGAATGCGTTTTTTTATTGCGTTGAATATATAATTTAAATGTATATATGCAAACAGTGAATTCATTTGATATATTTGATACATTATTGGCGAGAACAGTACAAAATCCAACCGACATTTTTGATATTGTCGAAGAAAAATTCCCCTATGCGAATTTCAAAAATTTACGATTAACCGCACAAAATAATTCCAATAATACTATGGACGATATTTATTATAATTTAAAATTATTAACTAGCGAAAGTGACGAAACCATACATAGGTTAAGAGAATTTGAATTACAAATGGAAATGGAGAATACGATACCGATTATGAGCAATATATCAAAAATTAAAAACGGGGATATATTTGTATCGGATATGTATTTGTCGCATGCGGAAATTATTCGTCTATTGAACTATCATTCAATAAATCCCAATATAACATTATATGTTTCGGTGGGAGGAAAAGCGAATGGAGAAATGTGGAACTATTTGACAAAACAATATAGTATTGTTAGCCACACAGGCGATAATATGCATTCGGATATCGTTATGGCATCTCAATATGGCATTAAAGGCTGCTATACAGAAGCACATAATTTTTCTACACTCGAAAGGACTTTATTGCATAATTCCCTGATAGGATTGGCATCATTTTTAAGAAGATTTCGGCTCATGAATACTTATGAGGAGGGATCTTTGGAATATAAAATATATGATCAACAAGTACAATATAATATACCATTGCTACTATTTATGTGTAGGAAATTGGTAAATATATTAGAGAGCGAAAACCGTAATACTGTGCTATTTTTATCGAGAGACGGATGTTTAATTTATAAACTATTTTCTTTTTTATGTCCAAAATATAAGTCCGTTTATCTGTTATCCAGTAGAATCATGAATAATAATTACAATGAAGAGTATAAGAATTATGTCATGCAAAACTATAACGAAATGGATTGCATATTATTTGATTTACATGGCTCATTTAATTCAGGAAGGGAATTGTTTGGAGCGTTACCTCGCATTTTCATATTTGATTTATCGAAAATCGAGAATGTATATGATAAAATGACATATATATCACATAAAGGCGATAAAGGTAATAGTATAGAACTGTTTAATCAAGATCTAAACGGATCCTTATTGGATTTAAAAAATGAAAATCCTATACGAATGCCACCAGAAACTTCATTGAAACATATAAAAATAATGCATGATACAATTGAACAGTTTATAGCCTATATTGGCGAAAACGCCCATATTTTATATCATGAACTATTTAATGTAGATTCGTTTTGGTTAGAATATTATGCAAAGATTGTATGCGAATGCGAGATTATATGTAATAATGCGTTAGTACATGACGAACGAACGCTAACTTTTTTGGCAAACAAATATAACTCAGACAAAGGCGATACTTATAAATGCGCGCATCATTATACCATAAAGTATCAAGAAATTGTATCTGATGTTTTCCGACATAAAGCCAGCAATAACCTTCTTGATAACGTTCATTTATTAGAAATAGGGTTAAATCGCGATGATGCAAATAGTATCCCGTCTTTAATGATGTGGAACGATTATTTCAATAATAATATAACGCTGACTGGACTAGATATCAATCCTAATTTTTTGAGATTCAATTCGTCTTTTGATAACATCGAGATACGTATCGGTGATCAAAGCAAGGAAGAAGATTTACAACAATTAAAAACGAAAACCTATGATATTATAATCGATGATGGTTATCATGCGTCTAAGCATCAACAGATTAGTTTTAAGACATTATGGTCAAGTGTTAAATCAGGGGGATATTATATTATTGAAGACCTTCATTATCAACCTGAGTCGGAAACGTGCGTAAAAACGAAATATCTATTGGAACAATGGAGAAATGGCAATTGGATAGAAAGTGAGTATATAAGTAATGACGAAATAGAAAAAATGAAGGACGAGATCGAAAATATTGGTTTTTATGATTCTCAAAGTAAGTTATGGGGAGATAAGGTTGTCAATGCATTAGCGTATATTAAAAAAATATAATATCATACTACGCCTGATGCTTGATTTAGACGGACATCCGATCAAAACAACGAAACAACATGGATTTCGCGGGTTGAGTTTTTTGCTGTAGACGTTCGTGAATTATTGTCATAGACTCTTCATCGAGGACGAACATGAGGAACGTGGGCGGGCCAAACATGGCAATATTGTTAAAACAATCGGGCTTCGTTTTCATAAGCATGGAAATCGTGATGAGTCTATGCAAAGGTACATATGTGATCCTTTCCTCTTTGTCTAACAAGGATAAATTATAGATATGGGGGACATTATACGTATCGTTAAGAGCATGTGGCGGCGGGATAGAATCCACGTCTTTTTCCATAGAATATTCCGGATAAACTGCGTTATATACTTGGACATAGAGATCTTCGAGAGAAGCATCTTTTCTCGTTGTGATTTTCAACTTTCTGTTTAGGAGGACGATTTTGAAACATATCTTATTTTCAATATCGTGCTTGGGATTCGAGCCACTATTGGCCTCTGGTTTTTCAAAGATGGAATAATCAAAGGTGGGCATTTGTGGTTTTGGTTAACTTTCTTGTGTTAGGGATGAGTTATTCAATTTTTTACGCACCTTTTGAAAAATTGAATGAAACCGCATTATCATTTACATTCACAAAAGCGAAGCAAACAATGGTGCATATTTATATTCTTGAATTGGTAGATGGGAAGTATTATGTTGGGAAAACGAATAATCCCGGGTTTAGAATCGAACAACATTTCCATTCGGGTGGTGCCGCATGGACAAAGAGACATCGTCCGGTTCGCGTTCTAGAAATTATAGATGGTTGTGACGATTATGATGAAGATAAGTATACAAGAATTTATATGGATAAATATGGTATTGAAAACGTGCGAGGTGGATCTTTCTGCGAAGAGGTTCTGGATGAGGCCACGGTCAAGATGTTAGAAAAAATGAGCAATAGTGCCAAAAATAAGTGTTTTGTTTGTGGAAAGATGGGGCATTTCGCGAAGGAATGCGAGACATGCAATAATCTAGACGATATGGATAAGTGCTTGTCCACGCTAGAAACGTTCATTAAACATAAGAGAGAACTGGAAAAAGTAAATGTCCCGTTTGAAATTCCTACAATGGAAAATGGAAGAGGGATGCATTGTCATCATCCACAATTGGGAGAGATTATTGTTCCAAGAAATACAGGGAAGAATGAACAAAACATGCTAATCAAAGAGTATATTAGAACGAAAGAACAAAAACAAAAAAATGAAGAATATATGCCTATGTTTGAAGTTATCCATAAGTCTCTTCAACTTTTACATGATAAGATCGAAGCAAACCCGGTTGCAGATTTGTTATCAAAATTCACTAGACAAGAAGGAATAACCATAAACGAAGAGATGATTAAAAAGGTATTTAGTGGACTGTTTTAGTAATTACAGTTTCTAAATAAATTAAAAATATACATCATAGTATAGTTATTATGATAGTGGATTTTTCTTATATTCGAGATGATCATACAAGAAATATAATAGAAAGTTGTTATCGTGCTGTAATCACGTTGGAACTGATGTCTTGGGTCAGATCCGTATATATAGATTCAAAAGAGTCGTGTAGTTATGTGAATAATCCAACAATAAAAAGGATATGTAAAGAAATGGAGTCGCAATCGAAAGTAAAACGCGCGTTTGATCCATCGCTAGAATTGGCAATGAGACATATTGGGTTTATCGCAAAACATGGCATCGATGAACATAAGCGGTTATTTTTATAATATGTTAAAACGAAATAAATATATTTTTTTATATATTATAAGAGCAAGTGATGACCGGCCTAAAGAAAATACTATTACTTCCTGGGAAAGTAGTGAGCGATCAATTTATCAAAAATGCTGCATATCCTACCTGCGTCTCTTGTAAATATTATTTCGGCTCCAGTTCAAAGGGTAAAAGCGCGGAATTATTATCCAAATGTACGAAGTTTGGTGAAAAGAATGTGATCACAGGAAATGTTGTATATGCATCCGCCACTCTATGTAGGAACGACTCGAATTTTTGTGGAGTAAAGGGAAATTATTTTACGCCGTTGAAGATATAATTTTGTTATACGAAGATCATATAAAAACAATTTTTTTATATAATCTAATACGTCATGATCGGTCCTATTGATTATGAAGATATACAACGGCTACAAACCACATCAAGTCAAACTGACCCAATCAACACTAAGGAACGCTCCCTATCCGTAGAACTAAATAACATAAAACTAGAACCACTGCGTCCTCAACCGACAGAGTTCAAAACGCTCGATAATTCACTCCTTCAAAAATACGATGTGAAATTATACGGATCTGATCGTGATACTTATGATATCATCAATGATTTCTTAGAGGATAATCAAAGTGAGCGTGCGTTTTATATTATCGATCTGGGTGCGCTAACAAATTCATATGCCACATGGACCCGACTTTTACCCGAAGTTCAACCTTATTATGCTATGAAATGTAATCCGAATCCAGTTATCTTAGAGGCGCTAGCATCCTTAGGTGCGAATTTCGATTGTGCCTCAGAAAATGAGATGAAGACCATTATCGAAATCACGAAGGATCCCTCCCGTATCATTTTCGCGAATCCTTGTAAAATGTCATCACAAATTCGCTATGCACGTGCCAATGACGTAGATTTGATGACATTTGACTGCGAAGAAGAGTTGTATAAGATCAAATTATATCACCCTTATGCCAAATTGGTATTGCGATTGGCAGTCGATGATAGTAAAAGTAAGTGTAAATTTAATAAGAAATTCGGGTGTAAACTTGGGCAAGTGGAAGAATTACTCACGATCGCCAAAACGCTGAAATTGGATGTGACGGGTTTTAGTTTTCATGTGGGTAGTGGGTGTAGTTCCGCCGATAATTTCTATGAAGCCATCCATGATTGTAGAAGGGCGACCGATATTGCGAACCGTCTACAAATAAAGATCGATATCATTGATATTGGAGGCGGATTTCCAGGCATAGATCGCGAAGTCAAATTCGAAGATATCGCGAAGCGTATCAATGATGCAATGATTGAATTCTTTGGCAAGGAACTTGAACACCAGACCATACAATTTATTGCTGAACCGGGACGTTACTTCGCCGAAAAGACACACACACTTGTATTGAATGTGATCGGTAAAAAGGTCGAGATAGACGATAATGGAGCGCGTACGATTATTTATTATTTAAATGATGGAATTTACGGGTCGTTTGGCTGTATTTATTTTGATCATAACATGCCCACGGTTTTACCATTTAATGAGCGAAATGATAAGGTACATAAGAGTCGCTTATTCGGACCCACCTGCGATTCTATTGATTTGATTGCGGATGAAATTATGTTACCCGAATTAGCGATCGGGGAATGGGTATATGTGGAAGATTTTGGTGCTTATACTGTAGCGTCATCCAGTAATTTTAATGGTTTCAAGACGAATGTGTTTAAGTATGTGTTCCGGTCTTAGGACGAAAAATCGGGAATGCCTCCATAAACCGTAACATTCTCCGGTAAACTATCAACATCTACGAGTCCGACCACATCATGCGCCAAATAGAGTTCCAAATTCATACATCGGTTATCAAGCGTGCATTGTTTAGTCCACTTATCCAATTTTAATATCGAATTTAAAGCGATGACACGACCATTGACGCCACAATGTTCCGCTGGTCGTTTACCCGGCTTTCCTGATGTGTGTTTGATCCGCCATTCACAAGATAGGGCGTTTTTATGATCGGGGAATCCAGTTAAAAGAGCATAGATTTCCCAGCCACCACCACGGCCATGCGTATATCTGGCTCCACCTGTGATCTCTTCATTATGTTGACGAAGGCGGCGTTTGGGATTATTGGTGGACCCATTATAGGTGAGATGGCTATATCGTGGATTTTTGTTACGTAGAATATAACAATACCAAGGGCCACGTCCATCGCCAATCTCCAGTTCATTCGCCAAATTATTCATACTCAAATCACTCATTGTATTGATATAATACGACATATTATATCAACGATCCTTACACAAAATCAATCCTTTTATACGTACGTCGGCAATGCATCAATATCCAACACATTATCAGATGCTTTTACTTTACTAGCCTTTATTTCGAATTGCTTAAAATAGGCGAATTTTAACTGTTCCTGGGGTGTGTGTTTATGCACGGTTCTCGCAATCATCTTATATAACTTGAAATTGGGATAACGTTCCTCGCCATTCTTCTTATACAATATGTTTTTATCATGATCATCTAAACACCAACGGAAAATCGTCTTCTGTAGATCATCGAATTCGTCTTGGATATCATCTTCATCAATAATGAAATCGTAAATAGAGCATCCCAATCTCGATAAATCGAAACTATAGTTGGGTTCTAAGCGTGCGTGGTTTTCATTAAAGAAGGGTTCGCAATTATATTGTGTGGCCGCATCTCCGCCCGGCGCAAAACTATCACTACATAGCAATTGTTTATTGAATCTATAGATGCTTCTTCCAAAATCGATGATCTTATAGATTTTGCCATAAGTGGGCACTTTGTATGTCTTGTTCTCGAATTTATAAATCAAATATTCAATGTCAGTCTCTTTATACATGATATTATTGGTGTGGAGATCATTATGGGTAAAATGAAAACATTTCTGATAGGTGATAAGTGTCATTATGATTTGGAATAAACAACTAGCGGCTTCATAACGGTTTAATTTTTCTTTGACGAATAAATCGTCTAAGGTGCCGTCGCATTTTTCTAGGCAGATCAATTGCACTGGGAACTCGTTAATATAAGCATATACAAACTCTTCGTCATCGAAATGGGAGGATTCGCTATCGGTTTCCCACCCATCATCGTCTCCGTCCTCTTGGTCTTGTTCTCCGTCCTCTTGGTCTTCATCAGATTTGTCGGAGCCAGATTCCGAACTATTCGATACTTCGGAATTCTCGGAATCATTTTCGTCAGAGCCAGACTCCGACTCATTGTCTTCTTCCGAATCACTTGCACTATCATCATCATGTGCGCTATCGTCATCAGAACTACTGCTACTACTCGTACTATTATGTTGCACAACATTCGCTTTCTCATAGACCAAATCAGTGCATTGATCAATAGTGTTTTCGCCATTGTCCAAGACTTCAATCAAGGACGAAACCGTAATGTTATGCTGGGTTTCGGAAATGCGGAGTTTTTGCTTATTGGATCGAGAACCGAAATTAAAGAACTCATTATCCTCGAGTTTGGATACTTTAAAGAGTTTATTATTTTGATTCGCGAAATAGGTGGACGTGTGTAAATACTCGAGATCGTCCGCGATATTGAGTTTGTATTTTTCCTGGACACCTAGGAATGATCCGTAATAATCTATGCCATTCACAAACCCATGTGTGTTCAAAAGTTGGCTCGATAAAAAGGAGAAAAAGTTGTCGATATAAGATGCGTTGTTTTTATCCATCATTTTGGGATGGCTCGCACAGTCTGTGCTAAGAGTTGGAAGGTTTTGTATTAAGGAGGATTCGTTTTTGTATTTACCAATCATAAATCGGATAGGATCTAAGAGCGGTGCGTATTTAATAAATACAGGCGAATCATGATGTTCCTTGGTCTCATAATCATATAATTGATCCATGGTCGTAAAGTGGTATTTATGATTGAGGCCGATGGTATTATAGGTCGCATCGTTTAATGTAAAGAAGCAGTTATACATGGGATTATAGTTTTGGAGTTGTTGGATGCGAAAAGGGTTATATCCGTGTTCAATATCATCGGCCGTTGGTTCATATGTTTTTTCTAAAGATTCTAGGTCCAATGGTTTTAATTTACGATAGTGAAGTTTGAATGGACTCATAATAAAAATATAAGTATAAGTGGTTTGCATATATTAAAATCAGTGTTCTAAACTAATTCGATCCGTTATTTCGTAGAATTCATTATATCTTTATATTCATATACTCTACTCATTGTTTAGGAGATGACGTTGGAACTGAAAAAATTTAGTATGAAAGAGATAACATTCAAGGCCGATGAAAATAAAGGCCCCGTCGTCGTGCTTATTGGTCGTCGTGATACCGGCAAGTCTTTCTTGGTCCGTGATTTATTATTTTACCATCAGGATATACCCATCGGCACTGTCATCTCAGGAACAGAGGCCGGAAACGGGTTTTATACTGCGCATGTGCCCAAATTATTTATTCATGAGGAATATAATACGGTGTTGATCGAGAACGTGCTACGCCGTCAAAAAACGGTGTTGAAACAGGTGAATAAAGAGATTGAGATGTATCGCAGAACCACGATCGACCCTCGTACTTTTGTTATTTTAGATGATTGTCTTTATGACCAATCATGGACTCGTGATAAGATGATGCGTTTATTATTTATGAACGGGAGACATTGGAAGGTAATGTTGATCATTACTATGCAGTACCCACTTGGAATTCCCCCAAATCTTCGCACCAATATTGATTACGTTTTTATTTTGCGCGAGCCATATTTTGCCAACAGAAAACGAATCTGGGAGAACTATGCATCTATGTTTCCCACATTGGAATCTTTCTGTGCCGTCATGGACCAGACCACAGAGAACTACGAATGTTTGGTCATCAATAATAACGCCAAATCGAATAAGTTAAATGACCAAATTTTCTGGTATAAGGCCGAGAACCACCCGGATTTCAAGTTGGGCTCCAAAGAATTCTGGGAGATATCGAAGAATATGGGATCGGATGACGAAGATGAAGCATATGATCCAAGTAAAGGAAAAAAACGCTCGGGTCCTGCTATCAATGTGAAGAAAAATAAATGGTAGTGATGTGCGTGAATCGAGCATTAGTTTACATCTTCATACATGGAAAATGTCCAACGGTGTAAAACAGTATTATGAAAAGGGTCTAACGAATAGTTATAGCCTTTACGGTATCCCACCTAAAAATTAACATATTTAGCGTTAAAATTTATTTATCTGCATTATTATATATATTAAGATGAGTAGATCTCTATTATCAGACATTATCACCAATGAGATAAATAAAACAGAGCATAATACTGAAAAAGATAGAGAACTAAATATTAATTCTTACAATGATTATTATTTATACAAAGAGGATCGCCTTCTTGGAATTGTAGAAAGTATAGACATTGATGTAATTGGTGATCCCAACTATCCTAACGACCCTTATTTTTTAAATGTAACATTAAAAAATGGTTCCGTTATTCGTATAAAGGTTGTAAGGGTATTAGAAAATAACACCCTTGCTTCTGTGCAATTATTTGAAGAACTCAAGCATAGAACATTTGAAACCCCCTGGAGCGATACACCTGTTAACTTTTATATTTCCAGCACCAAAGGCGGGTCGAAGAAATCAAAACGTAAAACTACACGTCGAAAGAGATCCTCCAAAAGAAAATCGAACCGTAGGAAAAAATCCACATCAACATCTAAAAATTGAACCCACCCAACCCCACTATATATAAAACAATCCACTATGATTATTTTATATTGTATCAAAGAAAATAGCAAACTCCGTATTAAATTTCACTCTTTCATCAATGCCCAAAATCAGATATTCAAAAATGTATATAACAATAAGTACAATTGTATGTTTCCTAAGGATATTCGAAGAGAAGGCACCTATTATAAAGTCAATGATGCCGACATCCGCTTATCCGTAAAAGCCGGAACACCCTATTATTCCATCAAACGTAAAAACATTATCGTTATGACAGAACAAGAAAAGCAGCAATTACTGAATCCACCCATAGTGGATCTATCAACCATCCAGGTTTTCGATGCTGGCGATTGTGTCATCTGCTTATCCTCAGCAAGTTCAGTAGTATTTATTCCTTGTGGCCATCGTTGTCTATGTGCCATTTGCAATGGAACTCTAAAACGAGGAAAATATTGTTGCCCAGTCTGTAGAGAAACGATCTCTCAAGATATTTTGGATACATAATTAGTCGTCGCTCTCATCACTAAGACTTTCAATCGGATCTATATAATCATGAAATAGCCGGTCCACTCCGTCGGTATCATGGACCGGGCATAAAATATTATCATTATCGTCGATGGTGACGTGCGAATTGGCATAGTAATTCTTGGGCACCGGCTCCTTAAAACCTATATGGTCGTCATTAAAATAGGGCGTATATATTTTTTTACTCGCTTCATTAAACATTTCGACCCTCTTCGTGTTGAATAATTTGCGACCAAACATATAATTGTGTTTGAAAAACCGTTTTAGTTTACGATCCAATTCGCGACCCGCAATATAGCGTTCACTCATATCCAAGGTGAACATATACGTATAGTAAAGAGACAAATAAGGCCTCATCACAAAAACCAAACTCTCCTTCGGAAACTCAGGATCAATACAGAATTTCTTCGAATATTTGTTATGGACGAGCATTTTACGAATTTCTCGATCGAGCACGTCCAATGACGCCGTCTTTAAAAAATTCTTCACGTATACTTTACGAATAGTTACTTCGTTTTCATTACGAAAGTGTTTCAAATTGAAATTAGCCATATAATAATTATGGAATAGGCTAGAAAGGACAAAATTACCTCTTTTCATAAAATAATAGATATTATAGAGGGTGGCCTTACTAAAAGGCATGTTATTATAGGGATTTTTAATCGGCATGGGTTCGGAAAAGAAATAGGGTGAATGAGAGAGTGCGCTATCAATGATGTTTTTCAAATCGAGAACGGTAAATAGATACTTTTGACCATTTTGAAATATGGTGATGACATTGCTATTAGATTTTTCTATGGGATTCAAAAACAAATCGTTTGTGATCCGATATGGTGCCTTGGTCCATTTATAGCGATATGCGAGGTTATTTAATCGGTGATAGAGTTTTTGCGCTTCGCAAAATTTAAGTAGAAAGTTTTCTTTACTTTCAGGTTTCGCAAACGTATTATCCAATACAGTTTTTAGATAATCGAATTTGCTCTTTACCTGATTGATCGCTGGACTTCCGACATAAGTGCTTATGAAGATATTGATCAATACATCTTCTAATGACCTGACTTTACATTCAAATTGATATGCATTGCGGAAATAATCGAAATTATCTTTTTCTGCACATGAATTATAAAATTCATCGGTGATTGCATTCTGCTTATGTATGATCTTACAAAAGGTTGCCATATTCAGAATAGTTTTTAATCAATACTTGTTTTTATGTATTTTTAATAAATATTATAAGGACCGTTTATAATATTGATTCGCTCACGCTTTGAACCGCTCACGCTTTTACACCTTATCTTGCACCGTCTTTACCAATAGTTCGTTTCTAAGTTTGGTGGATTCAATATCCTCCACCTCTCTCTCGTCGAAGTTTACCTTCTCCTTCACACCGACCAAATTGCCCTCCTCGTCCATGGTTTGCGTCAGTGTATTGCCACTCTTCTTCGCCTTCTCGATGTTCTCCATGATCGCCTTCTTCTTCGTGTCACGCACACGCTCCTCAAACTCCTTCTTGGCCATCTCCTCATTCTTCATCTTCTCCTTATGAAGAGCATTGAGTTCATCCTCTAAGAACTCCACGCGGCCCGTCTTATACGCATCGGGATCCCATGGCATCCACACGCCCACGGGGCCCACGAAGATATCATGGTTGGGATCCTGCTCACGTAACTTCTTACTCTTCATCTCCGCCTCTTCTTGGCTAGGGAACACACCACGAATCTTAAGGCCGCGCACGGAAGTTTGGAAGGCATGATCGCGATTAAATTGCTCGTTCAGTTTCTCTTCTTGCTTATCCATGAAATTCTTATAATCATCATCAATTCCACTCTTCTTTAATTTATCGGTCTCTTCCTTCACGAAATCGTTGAAATCCGTAATGAGATTCTCGACATTTAGGTTATATTTATAGGAGATAAAGTGTATAAATTCGAAATAACGTTCCATCGACTTGGAGAACTCCCATTGCTTGATGAATTGATTGAATAAATAGACCTCGCGTTTCTGTAGTATCTTTTCGGGAGAAACGAAAGAAATACAGGCGAATTTTTGGCCGGCGATGGGCGCGTCCTCATCACACAAATCCACATATTTAGGATTTTGTTGTCCGTTCTCCAATACTCTTTTTTCAAATGACGACATAATATAGTTTTAGTGATGGATTATATTTAAGTTATTTTGATTCCAATTATACTTTGTATTGTTTAGGAAAATAATATTTGGAAATATTTTGTTTGAATATAATATATAACTCTAATGAGCGGTTTATTCGATTTAACTGAACTTGTCAAGCGCGCCATCAAATATCTTATTGAGGGCTTAGTTGTGGCCGTTGTAGCCACTATTGTTCCCCGTAAACAATTAAATGTGGAGGAAATCGTGATTATCGCCTTGACGGCGGCGGCCACCTTTAGCATCCTCGATGTCTTCATCCCTGCCATGGGCACCTCCGCGCGTAATGGCGCTGGATTAGGCATTGGTCTCAATCTCGTACGTTTCCCGATGTAATAGTCAACCTTTAATATTTTTGTGTTGATAACATAGTTTCTATGTTACCAATTTCTTTTTGAGCATTCATACTGAAAAATAATATGAGTTTTACGTAAAATTATTTAGAACAATAATATAAAATTGTATATGGACCCCAAAATCACCGAATTAGAGAACGAAATCGCGATTTTGAGAGAAACAGTACATATCTTAGAGGTCAAATTGGAAAAGTATACGAATAATGACCGGCATAAGAAATACTATGAAAAAAACAAGGATCGCATCAAGGAAAATGCTCGACAATATCTTTTGAAACTCAAAGAAGAGAACCCGGAAAAACTAAAAGAATATCGCCGCCGAGCATATGAGAATCGCAAGGATCGAGTCCAGACGTAAACTTGCATCATTGAATGTTCTTGATTAGTCGTAAAAGTTTTTTATAATCCACTTTTTCAATAACACAGGGTATATCTATCGCACCAGCATCACGCAAATTCGCAAAGCGATTTCTACCGTTGTAAAAATCAATATTTCCATTATTATCCACATAAATATAAGGCGGCACAGTAACCTTTCCTTCGATAATGTCTCTTTTCGAATTCAGAAACTTCTCTTTCGCGCTAGGATAAATTATATTGTCAAATTTGCCAATATAATCTCTTGTGGGTTTCCAAAGGTTATTAATTATTCGAACATCTATTATTTCCAATCTACATATACGACTATCAAAATTGTTGTGGTTTAACATCGCATTTAGCGTAGACTGAATGGTTTCTTTTGTAATAACAAACTTCATAGTAGTAGATAACGAGTTTAAAACCTCGAAACTAAATTCAATTTTTACACCGTGGGGAAAAACTCCCAATCCAATTCATTACACACCTTCTTCCAGATCATATCCTGCTCCAATTGCTTTTCGCGATCCTTCATCATCGGAATATAGGGCAGGTATTGTGTTTGATCTAATAACACACATAATTGATATAGCGTATATGTATAATTAAAGAAATTGGTACGATTGGCCGGGCAGTGGACGGCCCATGGCTTTTGTATTTCAATAAAGAGAACACAAAGGGTGACATGGAGTTCCTCATTCATAATGGGTGGTTTGATGCCGAATAGCGAATTGATATATTGAATATGCTCGAAATACTTATTGAAGCCTAATTTACGCAATATGTCGCGCATCTTATCATAATTGATGAGGGACATATCCTCAATGCGCTCCTTCTTGATTCGGGCACGGATCGCATTAATAACTTCTTCGGGGATTTGTGTGGTCTCTTTGGCCTGGAATTGGGAGAGGATCTCCTTGAAGTGATTGAGTCGGATATATGCGGTATAGGAGACTTCATTCGGTGGCTCTTTATTGGTGGGTTTGGAACTATCGATGATATATGTGATGAATTTCCCACAGTCGGGGTTATTACAAATAAGGATCCCTTCTTCATCCTGGGGGATAAGTTCTCCGCGATGGCAAGTTTCACAGACATCGCATGTGACGATGAAATCCTGGATATTCGAGATTTCGTTATTGACATTCCGCCAATAATTTTGATAGGCCTTTTTGGATTGCGAATATTTATCGGAGGTGGGGTTCGCCGAATCCGCGTTTGCTGATTTAATCTTAAAAAAGGAATTAAGGGCATTGGAATTTTGATTCGTGCCATTGGATACGGTAGATATCTGTTGTTTTTGCTCGAAGTATTGGAAAATGTATTTCGAGTTATCGAGAAGGTAGTTTTTCTTTTCTAGTTTGAGCGAACGTATTTGCTTTTGAATGGCCTGGATTTTATCGCGAATATCCATATATTCATCGATTTGGTTCTCTTTTAAGGTGGGGACTTTGTTTTTTAGGAGTGTTTTTTCCGCTTGGAGAGCGGGGATAATCTTGGTTTCGATATCTTCGAATCGATTTAACATATCGGTGTGTTTTAAATCGATTGTATTGAGTGTATTGATAGGTTGTGAATTTTTCTTCTGATTCACATTATTGGACATATATTTAGGGGTGTTTTTCTTGATATAATTGGGGAGGCGTTTTTATATGTATTTTTAGCGAATTGATAGTTTACGATACTAAAAATTGATTGATGTTTTATGTTTTGTTCTTAAACAATCCATAAAACCATGAATAGGAACGGAAATGAGATAGACATCGAGGTGCAGAGAGAATCCTTCGCGATTCAATCCACTATCTTGATTGCGGAATTGAATGCGATGATAGAGAGAACATATAGGTTGGAGAAGGAACTTGGAACGAGCACTCCAATTCCAACTAACAGTACAGATTTCTTTAGAGCAGATCCGGATATTCAAATGCCGCCGAAAAAGAAAATGAAGGTGGCATTTGATAGTTTATAAGATGAATTATTTATGTATGGATAATATAGAATGGAAGAAGGTCCTCCAATATTTGGAATAAAAAGAATAATATTTAATAAAGAACTAGAGCAAGTTAGTGAAACAAATCGAGGACCTTTTACAAATAAAGGCGCAATGGAAAGCATTTCAGTCATATACAGTGAAATTAGTAGAAGCACGGTTGATACTCGATTTATGTCACTAAACTTATTATATCCACAACAAACACAGGAAGGAATTCAGATAGGAATCGTTGATCTACTACAATCGAAATTTGATCTTAACAAATTAAATAACATGACTGATTTATTTGTTAGTCAACACCCTTCCGTACAACAAAATTATATTACACAATTGCAAGCGCTTATTCCAAGGCCTCTAACCGAAGAAGAAGTTGCAGCTTGGTCAAACGAAGATCCAAAAAGTTTTGCCGAATTTTTGGACGTTATAGACGATACATCAAATTCTGAAGGCGAAGAACAACATAATTTAGAATTTCATTATGAGTCATTGCTTGAACATATAGGGCTTTGGTTAACAATTGAATTGGGATGGTTCACTGCAAGCGAAATGAAATCAATTGAACATCCAGAAACTTTTACTCAACATGACCACGACCAAACTATTCTTGCTTTTCGTGGATCTCAAACTGCTGAAGACGCGTTTAAAGATGTATATTCAATAATTGAGACAAGATACCAGTCATTAATTCCTTATTATAACGTGTATTTTTTATTAAAGAGTTTATGCTTTGTTTTACATGATAAGCCTGTGAATGAATTTGCAAAAGTACTATATGATCATTTATATCCCAGAACCCAAAGAATATTCTATACTACTGAAAACCAGCAATATTTGGATGAATTATGGGTTATTTGGCAAACAGGATTCAATTTGCCAGGAGCACCAAAAGTTACCCAAACTCGTTGTCATGCTGTTATTGATAGACTAACTGTCACCTTCAATGCTAGATTATCTGGTTTTGAGATCGTTGTTCCCAAAAAAATATTAGTATTTTCAACGCCATATAGTGTGTTTAAAAGCGAAGACGAAAAGATGCTGAATGAAATGAAAAACATAATGTCGCATTATACATATGGGTTGGGCGATGCCGTTGGCAATGACAAATTTATCGGTGATTTTGATTTGGTTCCTGTTTTACCAGTAACTTGTGCAGCCCAGGATGCTGCGTCAACAAAGAAAGAGGCAAACTCGCTTATTGTTATTGAATCAACCTCCGCGCCTGATGCCGTCACTGGTATAATGCCGCATATTTACAGATCGCCGACCCAGACATATCCCATACAACCGATTCGTTTTGGAGACATTTCAATATTTTGTGTGCAAACTACTGATAATCCGGATACATCGCAGCCTCGTTTTTTATATTATGCAGCAATAAACTGTTTTTCTAATGCGGCGGGAGCCCAAATTGATGGCGCATTGCCTAGTTACATAGGTACATTAACCGGATTGGGTTTGCAGAGGTATCTACGCATAATAGATGAAGGTGTTGAAAAAATTTTGATCGCAGTCTCGCTATCGAGAATATCTCAAAATGATACTATTCCTTTAATTATAGGAATTGTTACTACAATGTCTCAATCCGCGAGAGGCAGAAAAACAAACATGAATAAAAAAACTGATAACATTATATGGTTAGCAGAAGGACAAAGAACTCAGTTAGAAAAAGAAGTTCTCATTTTGGTCGCAACGTTTGCAAAAGAAATGGGTGATCAGGCAAAAGCCCAAGTCACGCAGAATATTTCTAAAAATACAAACACAACACTGTTGGCTTCAGTTGATAGTTTTATTCCAGATTCTGTAATATATGGTCCGGTTCTTTTTAAAGGTGGAAACGTTCAAATATATGAACAAGAAGGATATCATGCGTTGACAATTGATAAAATTAATGAAATTGGTGAAATTATTATAAAGGCAAAAGTTTATACCTATGATAAAATTTTAAGTAATGTACGGAATATTTGCGAACGGTTATTAGGGATAACTACTTTAGCGATTAATGATTCTAGATACACAATGAAACCCCCTATACTTTTTACATATTCTGCTATTAATAAAGCAATGCAACATCCTGACCTATTATTAATTACTAGAGAAGAATTCGAACGATTAACAGACATTTTTAATAGAAATGTACATTCTGGAATATTCGACGAAGAATCGTTTATGAGACGAGTTATCAAATTAGAACATATAAATAAAATTTTTTCTATATATGAGGATCATATGAATAATCGTTTCTCTATAAAAATATCAAGCAATGGACCCAAACGCACAAGTTTACAATTAATGATTGTTGATTATTTATCTATGGGACTACCTATAGATTCTTTGATAGAACAAGCATCATTGTTTTTTTTATTGGAGGAAATCCCAAATTTAACTAATCCCTTTAAATATAGAAAGAAAGGTGAACGAGAGATTTTTACGACATTTGACAAAGAAATATTTATTATTAAACAAAAATTTATTGAAAAAATGGAGTTTTACAAATTTACGTATATGCCTGAATTTCCTGTTACATCTGAACAAATTTTTAATACGTTGATTGGTGGGCGGTGGCGCCTTATTCCTGTAGTAGTTACGGTTGATGAACCGAAAATAGATGATTCTGATACACAAACAGATGCCAAAGAGAATATTGGGCCAGATGGAAACCTCGTTCCAGAATCAGATCCTGAATTACTAGATAAAGAAAGATTTTTAAAAGAGACAGAAGCATTATTATATCCTACATTATCTCGGCAAGGTGGTATGGACCAAGACGATGACCCAGAAGAAGAAGCAGAAGAAATGATAGGAGGTGGATTAAAAAAAAATTGTTATCTAGTGCCAAAATGTATATTTAAAAATAAAAGAAAAATAAACTATAAATTTCTAAGGTTTTTAAAATATATACATGATAAAGATAGTAAATTGCCAATTATAAAGAACGTTCAGTTAGATAAATTAAGAAAGAAAAAGAGAACCCGTAAACATCATAAGAAACCACACAAAAAACAATCCAAATCAAAAACAAAGTCATCGAAAAAATCGAAATCATCGAAAACTCGTAAACAGACCAAAAAACGTATATCCTAAAAGTGTATACATATGTCCACCCCCACAAAAATAGAAATATCCTCCGAAACAAGTCACCAAATCAATAAAAATCAACTAAAAAAGATGGTCTTCATACAGAATGCTTTAGATCAAGGGTGGTCGATCAAGAAGTCACAAGATTCTTATATCTTTACTAAAAAACATGAAAACCGCCGTGAGATATTCCAGGAAAACTATTTAGAAACATTCTTGATATCGAATTTCTCAGGGGATCTCTTGTGTTGAAACGGGGGCATCCAATAAATATATATAAATATAGTAGGATAACTATATTTACATAAAAATGAGCGGTTTAACTGCAGCGGCTGGAGGGGGCTCAACTGTAGCGGCTGGAGGGGGCTCACCCGAAGAGCGAGCTGTTCAGTTTTGTCAATTAAATCATGGTGAAACCGCTGTTACTAATGGACCCTATTTAGATGCAATAATAGGGCTTGCTAATAAACTTTATTCTGGGGAAGAATTTGGACCTATATTAAAAAAAATACTTAGAATTGCTCTAAATCATAAGCATGTGCTTATCAGCATTCTTCCTCCCGGCGGAGAAATACCAGATATGTGCACGCGGTTTAAAGTGGACGTGGGGTTTTTTCCTGGTAAAAAAGTTTCGATTAATTATTTACTTCTTTTCATATTCAGAGTTATAAATAAATTAAATTTAGGTCTAAATGATAAACTTGATATTATTAGAAGGCTTTTCAGAGCAGGGTTCTATTTTGCAGATATTAAAGATTTAATAAAAAAAATAGAAAATCGTTGTAAACTAGAACCAGAC